ACCGAGGTGCTGGGGCTGGCGTCAGCGGCGCTCAGCGGCAACCCGGTGGCGGCGGCCAGCGGCATTGCCCGCTTCGCACACACCCTGGGATCAGGCGAGAGCGCAGCACAACGCACCGCCATCGCCAGGGCGCTGATGGAGCGTGACCCGGAAGCAACGCGACAACTGATGGAGCGGCTCGACGCCTACGATCTACGCAGGCGGGGCTTCAATCCCTGGACCGGCAGCGTCCGCATCAATCCGTAGGAGAAACCAATGCCACGCGACGGCTCACAGAACTACAGCGTCCCAGGCGGGACCGATGGCGTACCGGACACGCCGGTCGCCTCGACGCCATACAACGCCTTCCTGCGCGATCTAGAGCAAGACCTGAACGTCCCGCGCCCGATCCTGGCGGGCGGCACAAGCGCAGCCAATGCGCGTGACGCCATGATCAACTTGAGCGGCGAGATGGCCAACCAGGGGCCGGTCACCAACTATGCCGACTACCCGTTCCTGCCCGGCACGTTCTACTCCAATACAGGCGCGACCGACGCGCCGCCATCAGGCGGCAACGCCTCCGAGATTTTTCTTGGCATCTGCTACGGCCTGCCCGGCGTCAGCCTGCAACTGGAGTGTCGCGGCTATAACACGCACACCAAACACTTCCGCTCGCAGACCGCTGGCGTGTGGGGCGCGTGGGTCACCCAGGTGACCGCGCAAGTGGATGCCGACGCCATGTACGTCAACGTGACCGGCGACATCATGAACGGGCCGCTGATCATGTCCGGGTCAGCAGAGCCGAAAAACGGCGCTATCGGGTTTGGCAATACCGGCACCAAATTTCTCGCCTACGACGGCGTTGCGGCGAACGCCTTTGATCTAAGCGGGCCGCTGGCGCTGCCTGCTACGCCGCCGCCGTTAGCCAACCACGCCGTGCGCCAGGACTACATGACTGCTGCCGACACGGCATTAAAAACGACAGTGGATGCTTCACTCGCACTGAAGGCCGACAAGTCGGCAATTCAACCAGCCGCCACCGCAGCCGAGTTCGCCGGCAATACCGCGCCAGCCAAGATGCTAACGCCGGGCGCGGTGTGGGGGACCGGCTTGATAGGCATCCCCTACGGCGGGCGAATGGATTTCGCGCAGGGCTTTGATTTTCAAATCCCCGGCGGGCCGATCTACAACCCGTCCAATCCCAAGACCGGGCAGAAGGGAACGATCTGGATATACGGCGGCAACCTGTCCTGGGATAGCTGGTTCAAGTTTCCCAACGGCATCAAGCCGGTGCATAGCGGCGGCTACGACATCTGCACCTACTCTGTTTATAACGCCGGTTACATCTGGTGCTGCTACCTCCCGAACATGGCCTGACATGAGCAACATCCCAGGCCTTGCGATGATGCTGGGCAAGGTCAAGCCGCCGCCAAAGGTTGTGACGTGGACCGGCAATGCCTTCGACGTAAATCTGCGCGCCACGTTCAACTCTTGGTACGGCGGGACCATCAACCCGGAAGACACGATCCTGTTCGTCATCAATCCCGGCGTTTATATTGGCGCGTCATCGACCGGCGCGTGGGCATTGCAGCCGGGCGGCTGGGGCGACTTGCCTGCGAGCGCCACGCTGACCTTGATGATCCAAGGCCGCATCCAGGGAGCTGGCGGCCAGGGCGGCGGTGCCAACAGCAACGGCGGCCTGGGTGGCGGCGGTGCGATGTACATCGACCGTGGCATGAACATCGTCGCCAACGGCGCGCAGATATTCGGCGGCGGCGGTGGCGGCGGCAATTCGCTGATGATCAACGGCGGCCAGCAATTCGGCGGCGGTGGTGGCGCAGGCTACACTCCAGGGCCGAAAGGCGTGTCGAACGTAGGCGAGGACCAGTGGTGGCACCATCCGACAGACGGCACCACTGAGCAGGGCGGCACCGGCTTTCGCGCCGACAACAATCCGGCGATCAACCAAGGCAACGGCGGCGGTCCCGGCGAAGCTGGGCAAGCGGCATACAGCGCCAACCCAGGCTACGAATATGATTTCGGCGGCGGTGGCGCAGGCTGGGCCGTGTACGGCTGGGGCAATTGCTCGTTTGGCAATTGGGACGGCACCAAAAACGAGTTTGTCTACACGGGGGCGCACAACGCCGACATTCGTGGCGGCCTCGCATGACGACCTCTGCGCTGTCCTGGGTGAAGGAGAACTATTTCCTGGGCGGCCTGTTCGTCGCTTTGTTTACTGTGACGGCATACGTTGTGCGGCTTGAGACGCGGGTGGCGACGTTGGAAACGCGAGGCAGCCCGCACCTTCAAGTAATTGATAACCGGCTTACCGTTTTGGAAAGCACCTCAAGCGATAACAAGAAACGGCTGGACAACGTGATTGGTATCATGACCAAAGAACTGCACATTTCACCACAGAGGTGATGCCATGATTGGTACGCTTATCTCAATCGTGCTTTTGCTGATCGTGCTTGGCGTCATCATCTGGGGGATACAACAGCTTCTACCGCTGATCCCGTTGCCAGCGCCGTTCCACACTGTAATCAATGTGCTGCTAACGGTCATCGTTGTGCTGGTGGTGGTTTACATCATCGCCGGATTGCTGGGTGTGGTTCACCCATTGAGGTTGTGATGCCTGTCGCCCTGGTGGCTATCGCCATCCTGCTATCCGGCTGTATCGTGACGGCTGTGACCGAGAAGCCCTACACCTACAGCCGCTACGAGATCGATGCCATCAATGCCGAAACCGCCTGCCGCGCACTGGCGCGAAACATTATCCAGATGGAACGCTGCACAGTCAGGAGATGAGATGAGCAAGCCGCCGCAGGATATTTTCAGTCTCAGCTCCGATGTGGTGAAACCACTGGTGCCGCGCATCGAGATCGCGCTGACCGTGCCGGATGGCGTGGATATCCAGATCACGGTCAATGGGGTGGGCGTCCTGATGCAGGACGAAGACGATGTTGACCCCGACGCCGAGCAGCCTTAGTTTCCGCCTGCTTCGTTGTGATGGACGAGCAAGGGCAGACGAAGTGCGTCAGCGTTGTGTCCCAGAGTAAGCGCCCGGCAGCGGAAGCCCTCCCCTGCCGGGCGTAGTTGTTTACGCTGCGAGCTGTCGCGCCTTGCGCCGCCGCTGCAACGCCACCAAGCCAAACATGCCAGCAACCAAGCCAGGAAGCCCGGCACCGACTGCCGGGATTGGCACCGCTGTCACGTTTGGTGCGACATCGATGCGGAAATGCTCGAAATCGGTAATCGAGCCACCGACAACCCGAAAATCAACATCCCAGATGCGCTCGCCGTCGATGGCCTTCAGATCGAAGCCATTCTGGCCGTTCTTCAGAATGCTGCTGAACAGAAAATCCTGAAAGCTGCCGTCTGCCTCCAGGGCCGTCGCACGAATAAGCAGGGTGCCTGTTCCCACGATGGAGAAGATGTCCCGCGTGGTGGTAATCTGAGTGAGGTTGGTGCGGTCGAAGACCGTGATATCAAGCTCGCTGGTGTTTACGATCTTGATGTCGTTACCGTTGGCTGATCCAGAGAACAGACCAGACAGTATGCCGCCGTCAGGGTTGAAGGCCGAGCGGTCCAAGAACCTTACGACCTCATCGTTTTGGCCGTTGAGGCGGCCAAGGATCAGTCCAGAGTTGGCGATGCTGCTGAATATCACGTTGTTGCCGGTGCCGCCGATGCCTGTCTCATCGAGCAGGATGGTGGCCTGCGCCGGTAGAACGTATAACGACGCCGCCAGGACGGCAGCGCCAAGATATCTTCTCATTGTTGTGGTTCCTCTGTAGGTGGGTCGCTTGGTTCAACTTTAGCTTTGGCCTGCTTCTTCGCAGCCGCACGGGCTGCGTTCCGTTGCCCCTTTTCAGATAAGGGGTCCGTCTTCCCCGCGATCTGGTTGCGAGCGCGGTAGACCTTGGCGTCGAGCTGCATTAGCCCGCGCAACTTTGCTTCCTCCTCTGTCATGGATCAAGCCTCCAATAGCCGTAGACGCAGCGAGTTCCGCCACGGCATGGATCGTGGGTGTCGAAGCAGACGCCGTCGATGACGGCGCTGTAGTGTCTGCTAAGCGACACAACCAGCCTGCCCAGCGGCACCCCGCCGTAGCCTTCGCCAGGGGCGCGCATGTGCATGGTGCAGCCGGTGCCGATCCCCATCACCGGCACCCAGGTGAAGCCCAGCTCCCGCATGTAGTCCTTGAACCACTTGCGGTCTGTGTTCACGCCATTGGCGGCGGAAGCGGCTCGCTTTTTGCCGCCCTTGCCACGGCGCTGCGCGCCGGTCCCCTGGGCCAGCCGGTCGTAGACCTCCCAGTAGGACCGGCCCGTGACGATGGCGATGGAGCGGGTGACGCAGTCGCCCCGCGTCTGGCCCCGGCAGCGGGCGCTGGATGCGCGCCCGCCGTCTGTGATGATGACTTGCATGTCAGTCCATCCTCGCGATCTCAAACGAGCTATCGGGTTGGATGATGCCGACGTAGCCGTAGGGGTACAGCACGATCAGCTCGTCGCGCAGCCGGATGCCGCTGAGCGGCTTGAACGGCGGGTCGCCTGGGTAGGTCATCCAGCCCGACTTGTCGTCGAACGTGAAGCCCTCCTGCGGACGCCAGCCACCGCCGTGCTGGTAACCCTCGTCCAGTTGAACCTTGGCTGGGCGAGGGTCTTCGTTGTCGAGCATGGTGAGGATGATGCCCCAATCCTCCGGCTGAGCGTTCTTGTCGAACATCAGCATGTCGATGTAGGTGACGTTGCTGTCGTCCATGTCAGAACCCCCAGCCATACTTGGCGGCGCAGATGGGGCCGATGCCCCGCTCGATGCTTTCGGCGTTGAACAGCGTCTTGCCGCAGATGCCGCACTCAGACCACGCCTTGGCGTAGGCCTTGACGGCGTCGAACGGCGTGGCGGCGCAGGCCAGGATGGCGGCGGCCTCCGCGTCAGTGGCGGCACCCTGGCGGAAGAACTTGCCGCCCTTGAAATAGCCGAGCTTGCGCTCGTCATTCTGGGCGTCACGCACGAACAGCATGCCGTCCCACTTGCTGCCCGGCTTGGGCGAGGAAATGGCAACCGATACCTCGCCGTGCGTCAGCTTCAAGGGCTTCGTGAACACGCCCTTCGCGCCCGGCAGTTGGGCGCGCTCGCGAGCCACTGCGAACGCCTTCTCCAGCGCCGACACGTCAGCGACAGGAGCTGCGGCCTCACGCTTCGCGGACCATTCCGCCTTGCGCTCTTCGTCTTTCGCCATCAGGCGAAGCGCGGCAGCCAACTGGTTCTCAGTCAGCATGCCGTACTGATTGACGGCGTCGAGCAGGCTAGCCGGGAAGGTGAAGGTGCCGTTGCGCTCAGCATTGCGCTTGGCCGAGCTGTCGAGCCACGCCAGCACGTCCTTGTGCGTCTCGCGCCACACCATCGCTTCCTGGGCCTTCGCCTCGCGCTTCTCCTCGCGCTTGGCGGCGGCCTTGTTGCGGGCATTGCGCGAGGTGGCGAACGAGCGGCTGCCTTCACCCTTGCAGGCGAAGCACGGGCCGAGGTTGCGGCCAGAGTAG